GTTCTGGTACATATACAGCATAGATTATGGCAATTACAAAAGTAACAAACGATTTATTAGATTTAAGTGTTTCTACTGATGCTTTAGCTTTGCCTAGTGGTACAACAGCGCAAAGACCTACAAATCCAGTAGAGGGTACGATACGACATAACACCGAGATAGGGGAAACAAAATTAGAAACTTATAATGGTACTGATTGGGTTCCTGTAAATAAACCTGTGCTTTATTCAGTTGATTATTTGGTTGTAGCCGGTGGGGGTGGTGGCGCACAATATACAGGTTCTGGTGGGGGAGGAGCAGGTGGTTATTTGTCATCAACAACTTCTTTATCTACAGGTATTATTTATTCAATTACAATAGGGGCTGGAGGTGCTGGAGGAGTAAATACAAGCGAAAGTGTTTCTGGAAATGATTCTTCCATTTTAGGAGGTTCTGTAAGTATAACATCAATAGGCGGTGGCGGTGGCGCTGGATATAAAAATTCTTTTTATGCTGCTAAAAATGGCGGTTCAGGTGGTGGCGGAGCGTATGCTGCAACTACTTCTGGCGGTTCTGGTACTTTAGGTCAAGGAAATGATGGAGCAACAGGTGGCGGTGGTCCTGGAGATGTTGGAGGTGGCGGTGGTGGCGCAGGAGCTGCTGGAAGTGGCAGGCAAGGTGGTATAGGAACTTCTTCTACAATAACAGGGTCATCTACATATTATGCTGGGGGAGGAAGTGGTGGTCAATATCCATCTGGTAGTACACTATCTGGCGGATTAGGTGGCGGAGGAACTGGTGGCTTAAACGGAGGCGGATACACATCTGGTACAACAAATACAGGAGGAGGTGGAGGTGGTACAGGTTCAAGTTCTATAGCTACTCAGGGTGGATCTGGTGGTTCTGGAGTGATTATACTTCGTATGCCAACTGCAAATTATACTGGAACTACAACGGGAAGCCCTACAATAACAACAGACGGAACAGATACAATTTTAACATATACATCAAGCGGAACATATACCGCATAATAAATTAAATTATGGCACATTACGCAAAAGTTTCAAATGGTATAGTAACAAAAGTGATTGTTGCAGAGGCAGACTTCTTTAATAGCTTTGTTGATGATTCACCTGGGCAATGGATTCAAACTTCTTACAACACAAGAGGTGGTAAACACTACAATCCAGAAACAGGAGAAGAATCTACAGATAAAGAACCTCTAAGAAAAAACTATGCAGGAATAGGTTATTCTTACGATAGTGTAAGAGATGCTTTTATTCCGCCTCAACCTTTTAATAGCTGGACTCTAAATGAGGATACTTGTTTATGGGAATCTCCTGTACCTTACCCTACAGATGGTAAAATGTATAAGTGGGATGAAGAAGCTGGAAATTGGGTTGAACTTGTAATTGAATAAAAATGGCTATAGATAAAATAGACCATCCAGAGTTACTAGAATTAGATTCTAGCACAGGGGCTACTGCACTTCCTAGAGGAACGACTGCACAGCGACCTGCATCCCCTTCTGCTGGATATATTCGTTTTAATACTACCGATAACGTACTAGAAACATACGATGGAACCGACTGGGTTACTATTAATACTACTGATTATCCTATTATTGTGGATTACTTAATTGTAGCTGGAGGTGGAAGTGGTGGTACTAATAGAGGCGGTGGAGGAGGAGCAGGCGGTCTTAGAACTTCTTATGGTTCTACGTCTGGAGGCGGTTCATCTGCTGAATCATCATTAATTTTAACTTCATCAGGAATCTACACTATTACAGTTGGTGGTGGAGGTGCAGCAAGAACATACGATGCGTTATCAGGTAATGATGGTACAAATTCATCTATCTCTGGTGTAAATATAACAACAATCACTTCAATAGGGGGTGGCGGTGGTGCAGGAACTGACCAAAACGCAAAATCAGGCGGTTCAGGTGGTGGTGGTGGACATTTATATCCAAGCGGAGGTTTACCAGGTAGCGGTACATCGGCACAAGGATTTGCTGGTGGCTTACCATCTTCTAGTGATGGTGGTGGTGGAGGAGGAGCAGGTTCTGTAGGGGGCAATGCTTCAACTAATGGAGGAGATGGAGGAGATGGTTTAAGTGTAAGTATTACTGGCTCACCTGCTAATTATGCAGGAGGAGGTGGAGGTGGAACTTATCCAAGCACAACACATAAATCACCAGGAGGTTCAGGTGTAGGTGGAGATGGAGGTAATGAATCTTCTCACGCCTCAGATGGCAATGCAAATACTGGTTCTGGAGGTGGAGGCTCTTCTTCCTATAACTATCCTAATTTAGTGAGTGGAGCTGGAGGCTCTGGTCTTGTTATTTTAAGAATGCCAACTTTTCAATATTCTGGAACTACAACTGGCTCTCCTACTGTTACAACTGATGGATCGGACACAATATTAACCTACACTAGTAGCGGAACTTATACAGCTTAAAAATGGAAAATTTGAAGATATACGGATTCAACGCAATAGCATTAGCATTATCAATAACAGAGATTAATCCCTATCTTCAGACAATTTCCCTTGTCTTAGCAATAGGGTACACAATAATTTCAATAAGCAAGAAACTAAAATGAATATAGATTTAAACGGAGATAAGAAAGCAGACCTTTCTATTAGCTTACCACAGATAATTACACTCTTGGCTATGTTTTCTTCAATAGTAGGATCTTACTATACATTGAGTGCCAAGATTGAAACAAATACTTCTGATATAAGCAAGTTAAAGTACAATGAGAAAGAATATACTTGGAAGGCTCAAAGAACTTTAGAAGATCAGGTTAAAACATTAGAAATAGAAACTCGTGCTTTTATGAAGGATATAGAGTATCTTCAAAGAGAGAGAGATAAGATTAGATAAAAATTTGTAACTTTAAATAAAAAATATGATTTTATACATTTTACTTGGTGTTGTGTTGATGGTACTTGTTGTTAATGTAGCAGCAATATGGTTAACTAGAAAAGGATTGACAGAAGATAAGAATAAGAATATGATTCCTGATGTTCTTGAAACTAAATTTGAAAACTTAAAAAAGGATGTAGCTTTTAGAGTTGACAGAGTAGGAGAAGAACTTAAAGATGTTTCTAATGCTATTAAAGAAGTAGGCAATCAATTAGGAGATGTGCCTAAAGCTGTAGCAGGAAAAGCAAGAAAAGGAAGAAAGAATGAAGAAGATTAGTGAACACATATCTTATAAAGAAGCAACGTATTCAAATACTGCAACACGCTTAAATATTGAGAACATCCCAAACGAATCTCAGTTAGCCAATATGCAGGCTATAGCCGAGAATGTATTTGAGCCACTTAGAGAATGGGCAGCAGCTCCGATTAAGATTACTAGCTTTTTTAGAAGTAGAGCTTTAAACAATGTGTTTGGAGCAAAAAACTCAGCTCATATGGATGGATGTGCTATAGATTTTGATGACACGCTAGGAAAAAAGAAAAACGCTCAGATGTTTCATTACATCAAAGACAACTTAGAGTTTGACACTTTGATATGGGAATTTGGCACAGACAAGAATCCAGATTGGGTTCACGTTTCTTATTACGCAGATCGTGAGAATAGAGGTAGAGTTTTAAGAGCTATCAAGATTAACAATCAAACACACTATCAACCCTATGAAGAAAAAGAAGTTTAAGGATACTCAAGTAGGACAATTCTTAATGCAAAAAATTCCTAGAGTAGTAGGAAAATTAGCAGAAGATACTCCAATAGGATCAGTCATAGAAGCTATCATAGGCAACTCAGATATGACCGCTGAGGATAAAGACATCGCATTAGCTAAACTAGAACTAGAACGAACAGAAATAGATGGCATAACTAAAAGATGGGTAGCTGATTCAAGAAGTGGGAGCTGGCTTGCACAAAACGTTAGACCACTAACACTTGCTTTCCTTACAGCTTCTTTTGTAGTGGGCTGGGCAATGCAGCTAGATGAGCTAGAAACTGTCAAAGAATTACTTCAAATTGTATTTATAGGATATTTTGGTAGTAGAGGTGCAGAGAAGATAATAGGCAACAAACATCACAAATAAGCCACTTTTTAGCCTCTTAGAGCAACTTTTAGTTGTTTAAGGTATGTAGATATACCTAGCAAGATAAGCGCCTCTTAAATCGCTTTATTTTAATTATTGACTAGCTATTCTTAGAATATACTCTTAGAGTAGCTAGTTTATAGTTATAGTTATTCTTAGTGTTACTCTAAGATGTTACTCTATGTTACTAAGAAGTAGCTATATGTAGAAAAAATAAAAAAAAATTTATAACTTGCAAATAAAAAAGAAAAAAAGTTATGGATATACTAGAAAAAATTAGAAAGATTTCAGGCTATAAGACTTGGAGCATTAAAAAGAAAGTAGATGAGCTGCTTATGATTGATAGTTATATGTACACGAATCTAGGAATCGACTCAACTAAAAAAGAAAAAGCTGAGGTCAAAGCTATAAGCAAGAAAATATACAAGGCTATAACTTCTATAAGTCCAATAGATGGGTATATCCTAGAGGCGCATATGAATGAAAAAGATATGACAAGTGTCGAAGAAGCCAATTAAATCTAAACTTGTTAAAAAGCTGGATATTATTTTCTCTCAGTACATTAGAAACAAGTACGCTAACAAACTAGGGATGGTAAAGTGCTTTACTTGTGATAGGGAATACCCTGCTAAGAATATTCAGAACGGGCACTTTATGTCTAGAAAGCATATGAGTACGAGATGGCAAGAAGAGAACTGTCGACCCCAATGCTATAGCTGTAATATTATGAAGCAGGGGATGCAATATGAGATGGGCAAGCGTTTAGGAAAAAAAACAGCAGAAAAGATGTATATGCTAAGTAAAGAGATTGTAAAGTTCTCTGTCGATGATTTACAAGAAATGATTGAACACTACCAAAAAGAATTAAAAAAGATGGGAGTGTCCTAAGAATTGACTATATTTGCCCTGTATATCATAATACTTGTTAAGAGAGGTGGAGGTTTTAAAAAATTTCTGCCTCTTTTTTTTGTTTTTAAAATATTTATTTATATTTGTTAAAAATTAATAGTATTATGGATATTAAACTTTACACAAATGATCAGCTTTTAGAAGCTGCTAGAAACCAAGATTTCTTGGATGCCTACAGAAAAGCCTGTAGAGATGAACTTCAGTCAAGAGTTAACTTTAAAGTAATTATCGATGACTTATACTGAAGATATACTTAGACTTTATCAAGTCAGAATAGAAGCTCTTGAAAGCAAAATACAAGAGTTGGAAGCAAAATTAGAAATTAATCAAAACAATTATTATGCAGAGTAAAATTACCCACATAGAGCCAAAAGGAACGTGGAACAATGGACAGCGAACATTTAACAAGTATCAAGTTAGTTTTGCTAATGGAGATTCTCTCAGCTTTTTAGCAGTAGGAGAATTTAAAAAGAAAGTAGGGGATGTTGTAACTTATGAAAAGAACGAAAGCAACCAAACAGGTAAGTTAATATACGAGCAACCTCAACAACAAAGTGGTCAGCCTAAAGATGATGTACAGCGTTACATTATTAGACAAAGCTCATTAAACAGAGCCACAGATTTATATTCAAGAGGTGGCAACTGGGATGAGCAACAAATTATAGAAACAGCTAAAATATTTGAAAATTACGTGTACAATGGATAAGACAGAAAAATTATTTGCAGATGGATTATTTGCATTTCCCACAGAAAAGGATTGGTTACCAATGAGATTATCAGTTAAGGTGGATGAGTTTGCTAAGACTTTAATTAAAAACAAAGAGTTAGCAGCAGAGAATGAAGGAAGATTGAATATTGATATCAAGAGAGGAAGTTCAGGAAAATTATATGCTGAAATAAATACTTGGAAAAAAGAAAAGCAAGTGACAGCAGCAGAACATTCTCCTGACAGACAGGAAGCAGATTTACCATTCTAAGATTGGGGGGCAATAGCCCCCTTTTTTTTGTATAATTATTTTTTTTATAACTTAGTATTATGATATTAAACATTAAAGATCAAATTGAGAAACTCAATAAGATTCGCAAAGGAGAAATAAGAGAAGCCTATACGCTAGGTATTCCTGATTTTGACGAATATTTTAAACTTTCTTTAGGGCAATACAATATTGTCTTAGGGCATAGCAACGTAGGAAAGACTACGACAATTTTATATTTAATGCTTTTATATTCTGTAAAACATAAAATAAAATGGCTAATATATTCTAGCGAGAATGAAGCTCATACCTTGATTAGAAAGTTGATTGAGTTCCTAGAAGGAATCCCAATTAACAAAATAAATGATGAAGATTTAAACAAAAGAGCTGACTGGATAAACAATCATTTTAAAATTATAGATCCAAATTCGTTATATAATTATAAGCAATTATTAAAATTAGGACAGGATATAAAAAAAGCGTGGGATTATCAAGGCTTTATGATAGACCCTTACAATTCGCTTATGATAGATAAATCAGAGCTTAAAGGAATCAGCAAACACGATTACGACTATGAAGCATCTTCTGCTTTTAGAGTGTTCTGCAAAACAAATGATGTGACAATTATGTTATGTATGCACGCAGCTACAGAAGCACTTAGGAAGTTACATCCTGCCAATCACGAATATTCAGGACATCCTATAGCCCCTTGGGGTAGTGATGCTGAAGGAGGGGGCAAGCACATCAACAGATCTGATGCTTTTTTA